CATCACCGAACTCTAATGTTACACTATCTGCAATTAGTTTCTTAGAAAATAATGTTGTATCTATTGGTGTAAAAGTAAATTGTCCTTTATTTAAACCACTGCCAGCATAAGTTAAATTACCATTCGGATAGTTTACAGAATCAGGTGCTTGAACGATAAGTGTTAAGTCTCCATATCCTAATACACCTCCTGTTGCTGTACTTGCATTATCTGTTGCAGGTTGCCATAATCCAGTGGTACTATTATATTTTAGTACTTGTCCTTCGCCAGGCATTGTATTATCTACATTTGTCAGATCTCCTAAGTCTACAGGTATAGTAGGTGTGTTTAGTAAATCGCTATAATCACCTGTGCTTGAAACAGTTGCAAGTGTAGGTTTGTTTAATAAATCTCCGTAATCACCACTAAGTGCAACTGCACTTAAACTAGAAACATGTGTATTGAAACTGTTAGTTAGTGTTGTTAGCCCAGACTGTGTTGCATAAGAACTTAGATCTGGAGGTGTATAACTGAATATGCCAGTTGTATTATCGTAAGTTAAATTTGATGTGCCTACAGAATTTACTGTAACACTGAGATCGGTAAGTCCAAGTACATTAGTGTTCACACTACTTACAATACCAGGTGCAAGCGGAACCCACACACTGTTACTATACATATATAGATTTAAACTGTCGCTGTCAACCCATAAATCACCTTCTTTTACACCACTAGTAGGAACAGTTGCACTTGTTACAATAGCAGTTGCTATGCGTTTATCAGGATCGACATTATTTGGATCTACAATATAAGCATCTGTTGATATGTTTATTGTTTCAACATTTATAGTAGTAGACTCTAGTTCGTTTACAATAAAATCTCCAACATTGCCACTAGCAACGTCATTTGTGATTGTAGCATCTGGTATCATTGTAAACTTTTGTGCACTGTCATCCCATCCGAAAAATCCAGTCTTAGCACTAGTACCATCATGATATTCAAATGCTACGCCTCTATCTTTATTATCATCAACAGTAAGAGGAGTACCATCTGCATTGCCACCAATAAACATAACAGGGTCAACAATACTAGTTGTTGTACTGTTTACAGTTGTGGTTGTACCTTGTACAGTTAAGTCTCCAGATATAGTAGCATTGCCGCCTATACTTACATCGCCACTATATGTAGCGTCTACAGCATCAGTTATTGTTCCATTGGTAATAGATAGTGTGCCGTCTGTTACAGTACCGCCTGTTATAGTTCCTGTTACAACGGCTGTTGCGCCAGTTATGTTACCATTACTAATTGTCAGTACACCATCAGTAAATGCATTTGCAGTAATAGTATTGCTTGCTATTATACCAACTACTCCAGAGATACTTCCAGAACTAATAGTAAGAGTTCCGTCTGTTATAGTGCCGCCGTTTACATTTCCAGTTAAATCTCCAGTTACATTACCTGTTAAATTTCCAGTTACATTACCTGTTACATTACCTGTTAGATTTCCAGTAACATCACCTGTTAAGTTTCCTGCAAATGTACTAGACAGTGTAGTTCCATCAAATGTTAAGTTGGCACTATCTTGTAATTCGCCACTTGTGCCAGAATACACAACACGAGTATCTGTTAAGTCTGTTATGCTTGCACTTGCTAGTGTAGCAGATACAGTAACATCTAGTGTATTACTAATTTCAACATCTGCTACTGTAATTTTACTAGTATCAAATGCAGTACTATCAAGTGTTGCACTTAATGCATTAGCAGTATAAAAGTAAATTGTATCTTCATCTGATCCGGTAGCAGTTTCATATTTAATGTAAGTATCTTTATCTAAGTCGCTACCGTTTAAATCAGTCCAATTTGAACCATCTGATATTTCAATTCCACGTGTTGAAGTATTATATCTTAACTGCCCAGGAATATTAATATTTGGTCTTTGACTAGAATTGCCGACGGGTATAACTAGAGCACCGGTCCCTGTTATTGTTAATATGTTAGAAGATGTACTAATTCCATCTCTACTATGATTTAAATTAATCGACATTATACTCTTTCTAAGTTAATATTCTTATTTGTGCTGAACTATTAAACGGATTAAACATGAATTTTTCTTCACCGCCGTAAATACTTCTAGTGTCATTATAATTAGCATCGCCTGTACCTAAATACATGACATTATTTGTACATTTACTTAACATAAAACTTTTTAGTTGTTGTGGTGTTGCATGTGGATTTAGCTGTAACATCAATGCACCTAGTCCGCACACTTGCGGAGATGCCATACTAGTTCCTGAAATATTAGCAATTTTATAAGATTCATTTAACGGATAATTTCCTCCGTTCATTTCATTTATCGAACTAGTTGTACTCATTATATCTGTTCCGGGCGCATAAATGTTAACACCTGACCCAGAACAACTCGAACTTGCTTTTTGTTCGAGTCCTGAAGAATGCACGTCACTATCTATGTTTCCAACAATAAATGCTTCGTCGTCATATGGGCTACTACCACGATGATAATATTCGTTATAACCTCTGCCAAAGTTTGCATTATTATCATAGTCAACTCCGCCTGCTGCTTCTATCTTATAATAACTGTTTCCTGCAGCAATACAAATATGGATACCTTCGTCAATCATTTCTTGTACATCTGCATCAACACTTGCTACTCTAACTGGAATACGTCTTCCGAAAAAACTAACAGGAGGAACAATTCCAGTTTCATGCCATAATTCTGTTGAACTATTGTGAGTAGGATCTGAATAGTTCCAACTTGAACCTCTATAAGTACCAGTCGATGGTGTACTTCTATATCCGCCATATCCCCAACTCATGTTGACAATTGTAGGTCTTTTATAACCTGTTGCAGGATTTACAGGTTTATTTCGATGCCACAACTTGATTACATCAAAACAATCAGATACAGGTATTCCATTACCCGGATCTGAACTTCCTTGTAGTCCGTCAACTTTAACAGCATAAATTCTAGCATCCTTTGCCCAACCATAAGTTTTACCTACTGCTATGCCCGCACAGTGTGTTCCATGACCGTGGTAATCTGTATAATGTCCGGATGGCATTGTTCCTGGTATTCCACTTTCTGCGTACCAATCGATTTCTTGTACTCTATTATTTCCATTTTCATCATAAAATTCCGGATGATCGGCTTGTATGCCACTGTCTTGAATTACAACGTCAACACCTTCTCCGTTTAAATTATAACTATATTCTCCAGTATTCTCTGTTGTTGCACTACCGTAAGGATTAGACTCACTAATACAACGTCTAAGGCCCCAGTTAACAAAGTCGCCGCTATCACTAGTTGTTTTAGTAAAATTTCCTGTTTGTACTGCATCAAAACCCATGTCAATATCATCACGTTGATCAGGAGGAATTTCAACTCCGTAAACTCTCGGATCATTACGTAATACGTTAGCTTCATCATCTGATAATTTATAATGACAAGAACGCAAGCTACCTGGACGACTGTTTAATATATCAACACGTCTAGTAGGAACAAATCCATCATCTTCACTAGCATTTTCGATTTGATCCCAAAATGCATCATAATCTACACCTCTATTTAAAATTACAATATATTCACGCTCACTCATTGTATTTCCTTATGTTGTTCCGTATATTGTTCCAGAATTACTTAATGTATAAGTATTACCACTATCATTTATTGCTGCGCCTCCGGAACCTCCTGTTGTACTATTCAGAGCTCCTGTGCCTGGTCCGCCGCCTGCTGCTCCCCAGCCTCCGCCGCCTGCGCCAATGGTATAAGTCGTTGCGCCTAATAATTCTTCAGCACCATCTCCGCCTGGGTTTCCACCACCGCCACCATCTGTAGCATTTGAAAAGCCCGATGTTGACAATGAACCTGCTACACCTGGTAAGATTCTACCTCCACCTTGGCCGCCTCCAGCGCCGCCTGCGCCTGCTGCAGTTACTCCACCAAAGTTAGTACCGCCTACTGCACCTACTGTACCTCCAGTTGCTCCTACAGGTCCATCTGCGGTGCCGCCTGCACCGCCTCCTGCACCGCCGCCGCCAGCAGAAGTACCATCTGTTTGTGTTCTTTCTGCACCTCCGCCGCCTCCTCCGGCAATAAATGCACCAGTTTCATTTAGAATAGTAACATTAGAAATACTAGAATTAATTTTAATAGCAGGACCGCCATTTTCAGCAACACTAGTATCTCCGCCTCGACCACCTTTGCCTATAACTTTACCGTTATTGATAATAGTACACGGAATGTCAACTGTCATTGCTGCTACACTAATATTATCTGACCAAATCCACCAGTCAGATGGTACGAATAAAGTTTCGCCAGAATTAATAAAATCACTTACTATTATTTCTTGTAGTGACGGATTTCCATTAATCATTGTAGGAGTAGCAACTGTTGCTAAATTAGTGCCTATTGATCCCCATATTGTACCATTATTAGTTAATGATGTAACACTTCCGTCAATTGCAGCACCGCCTGTGCCTCCATTATTACCACCTTGGGCAGCCCAGCCACCACCACCGCCACCCCAGCCATTGCTGCCAGGATTATTTGCGCTGCCACCGTCTCCGCCTCGATTACCAACACTATTAGCACCACCTGCGCCGCCAGTACCAGGAAGAACACGGCCACCACCACCGCCGCCGTGATAACCTCCCCACGTTGGACGAGGATCTGCATCATTACCGCCACCGCCTCCGGCGCCGCCGCCACTAGGTACACCGCCTGCAGATGGTCCAAGATTACCGCTGCCGCCTGGCTGTCCAAGTGAGCCTCCGTTAGGCGAATACCCAGGTACAAGACCGTCATATCTGCCTGCTCGTGATCCATTTCCGCCGCCTGCGCCACCGCCTCCAGCGCCGCCGCCTCCGCCGCCACCGCCAGCAATGTAAGAACCTGCACTATTAGTAATAGTGACATTAGTTACACCTGGATTAACTTTAATAGCAGGTCCACCGTTGACACTTTGAACGGCTCCGCCGCCGTCGCCTCCACGCCCAATAATATTTCCATCATTAATAATAGTGCAAGGAATATCAATAGTCATTGCAGCAACATTTGTATTATCTGACCAAACCCACCAACCAGAAGAAATTACAAGTGTTCCTCCTGAACTAATATAATCACTTACTATTATTTCTTTAAGAGAATTAATTCCATTAACTACCAAAGGTGTAGCAGCATTATCTAATGTTACTTGATTTGCTGCGCCATAAAAGTCACTGAAACTAATCTCGCCAGATGTAGGAATGTTTATATTTGCAACAGATTCAGGAACACGAGCACCTGCTCGATAATGTGCATTTATTCTCCAAGTTCCGGATCCTTGGAATTCAGTTCTGATTTGTGATGCTGAAATAGATCCCGAACTCTGAAGTGCCATTACACTGTTCCAAACGCTGTGATATCACCTGTTACTGTTAAATTTCCACTAGCATCAATTTTCATTTTGTTAACACCACCGGTAGCGAAATAAAGTGTACCACCAGATTCTGTTATTGTCCAGCCGCCTAAATTAACAACAGTAGTTGATACTTTTGCATCTAATGCAGTTTGTAGTCCAGTAACATCAGAAATTGCAGTTGGATGATAACCATCGTGATAAACTCTATTAGTCGAATTTGCACTATTAGATAATAATATATCAATATTACCACTAGTATCGTCTGCCATTTTTAACCATTGCTTACCGCCTGTAGGAGCTTGCAAGCCTGCAGTGTCTTCAGGTTCAGTAATATAGAATGCTTCACCTTCGGAAACTAATGCAACATCTATGCCTGTATCTGATGTATCGTTTAAATGAATAGTAGGTGAGGCAGTATTAATAGTTAAATTTCCTGTTAATGTTCCGCCTGTTAAATTTAATTTTAAAGCATCTGCAGTTTGATATGCACTAGTAATTGCTGTTTCTCTAGTATCAGTATATGTATTTGCATCTGTTTCTGCCTGATCTGCATATGTTTGATATGCACTAGTAATTGCTGTCTCACGTGCATCTACATATTGTTTAGTTGCAGCATGTAAATTTGCAGTTGGGTCTCCGCTTAATGTAAGTAGACCAGTCATTGTATCACCTGCTTTACTTACTTTAGTTGCAATATTGTTTGTAACAGTTGTAGCAAAGCTAGCATCATCGCCTAATGCTGCAGCTAGTTCATTTAGTGTATCCAGTGCAGCCGGAGCAGAATCGACAACACTTGCTACTTCTGCATCAACGTACTGTTTAGTTGCAGCATGTAAATTTGCTGTCGGGTCTGAATGTAATGTAAGGAATCCGGTCATCGTGTCACCGCTTACACTTACTTTTGTGTTATCAATTGTAACTGTTCCCATTACTTGCCATTGACTATCTTCATACACATCAAAACTATTAGTTGTTGTGTTATAAATCATATCTCCATTTGTAGCAATAAATGCATCACGTTCTGTTTGTGTCATTGATGCTAATTTAAATGGTGTATCTGCAATAACTACTCTGTTTTGTGCATCTAATACAAGATTGCCGCCGGCTGTGATACTTGTATCACCAGCACCACTGATGGTTAAACTTTTAACATTTAAGTCTAATCCGCCATCTTGAAAATCTTCAATTAATGATAGTGTACCTTCTCTATCAGGAAGTATAACATTTCTGTCTGCTGTTACACTTGTTGCTTGTAGTTTAATTTCAAAATCGTCAGGTGCAGTGCCTTCAAAAATTAATTTAGTTCCTTGACTAATCCAAATATGATCCGTAGGATAAAGTGCAATATCTGTATCACTTTTTATTTCTAAGTCGGTGCCATTACCACCTGTTATACCGTTTGGAAATCTTGTTTCGTTTGCCATTTTGTTATCTCCGTATTATACATATTTATTCTATAATAGCCATAAAAAAACAGGCTCCGAAAAGCCTGTTTTATTTTTAAAATAGTAACTAACTATTATGCGAATGCAAGTTGGTTAGTTGTAACAGCAATTTTGCTTAGATAGTCAGCTGCATTACCAAGTGATGATGCTTGGTTTGATAGCTCAACGTAGCCATAACGTGTCATAAATGATACTGTTGGCTCGAATGTTGCTGGATCTAGCACTGTGCCTGATGACATTAGTGGGATATATGGGCAATAGAACGCTGCTGCGTCTGTTTCTGTTGAACCTTTGTATCCTACTAGGATTGTGTCGTCTGCTGCGTACTGGTTTACATATACACGCATTGTGCCGTTTAATGTACCAACGAATTTTGTGTTTGTTGGTGCTTCAAATGGACCTTCTGTTGTACGTGCAAACGCTGATGTTGTCGCTGATTGTAGTACTGTTAGCATTGTTGGTGAAACAATTGCCCAGTTACCTGCGCCACGACGTGTACGTGCTGCAATTAGGTTTGCGTTTTTGTTGATTAGAACTGCAAGTGCTGCATGTTCGTCACCTACGTATGTCGCTGTACCTGATACTGCTGATTGATCATATGTGTCAGCTGCAGTACCTGCTAGTGAACTTAGAGAAGCAATGATCTCTTGGTCGATTTCAGCAGTAATTTCTTGTGCAAGTGCTTGCATGATTTCTGCTTCAACGTCTAGACCGTGCATTGACTGTGCGTCTTGCGCTGCTTCAAATGTCCAACGTGCTGATAGCTTACGTGTTTTAGCTTCAACAGTTTGCTTGAGTACTTGAATACTCATTTTGCGTCCTGCTGCACCTTCAAGTGATGCAGTTGCATCTGCTGTTGCTGATGATGCGTTACCTGAGTAACCTGTTGCGATTGCGAATGGGCTTAGTGCTTCATCGCCTGCTGTCGCTGTGCCTGCTGTTTCTGCATAACGTACACGTAGTGTGTGAATCTGACCTACTGGTCCTGTCATTGGCTGAACACCAACGATTTCGTTTGCAATAACTGTTGGCATAACACGACGAATCACTGGAAGAATAACTTTGTTAAGTGTTGCAATATTACCTGATTGAGTTGCACCAGCTGTAGCAGATTCTGCTAAGTAACGCTTAGTGTTCTCAAGTGTTGATTCCATCACTTGCTTTTTTGTTCCAGTTAGACCGTCGGTTAGTGCTTCTTTGGTTGCATTCCAATTTTCAAATAATGCGTCCATAATCGGTCTCCTTAACTTATACCGGCTAATTTGCGAAGGTTAACAATGTTGTCATCAACATTTGCTTCTGCTGTTTTTCCCCCAGTGACTTCTTTAGTAGATTCACTAAGTACCTTCTTTTCTTTTAATGGTTTAGCATCTTCCTTCAATACTGATGGTAGATACTTATTGAATGCATTCTGCAAGTCTGCTGTTTTAGTAGACTCTAGTAGTGCACCCATTATTTCTTTTTGTTGCTTTGAAAGTGGTGCCATCATTTCGTTGAGGGCAGTTTTACGTTCTGCTTTATCTGCTTCAATACGTGCTTTACGTGCTGATTCAGTTAGCTGAACTTCTTTCTCTGCAACGGCTTTGTTTGCTTCATCAAGTTGTGCTTTTAGCTTGTCCATTGATTTGTTTAGTTTTGCAACTTCTGTACCTTCATTAAGGTAGCTGCTCATAAACTCTGCTGCAAATGTTTCAAAAATCTTACGTCCAAATGTATTTTCTTTAGCAACTTGGATGTCTTCTTTTAGTGTTGTAAGTTCTTTCTTAATAGTATTTTCAAGAATTCCTTCAACTTTAGTTGCAGCACTTTCAATAAACTTACGTTTTGTACTCTCGATAGCTTCTTTGCCTTCTTTAATCAATTTGACTTTTGCTTCAACTAGTGAGCGTTTGTCTTCATGAAACTCGTTGAGCTCTTTTGTAAGTTGTTCAAGTACAAAGCCCTCTAATTGAGCCATGTTCTTGTCTTGTGCCTCACGGTCTTCGCGAAGTTCATTAATTTCTTTGCGAAGTGTTTCCATCACAAACTCGTCAAGTACATTTGCATGTTCTGACATATGCTTGCGATAAGCAACACGATCTTCTGCTACTTTAGCTTTGTCTGCTTGGAACTCTTCAAGTTCTTTTGCAATAACTTCGCCAATCATTGTGTCCATTGCTTCTACGATCTGCGCTTTGTCATTTTCATAACGTTCCGCAAATTCTTCACGTAGTTCTGCTGCAACTTCTTCACGTAGTTCAGTTTGCTTGGTTTCCCACGCTTCACTGATTGAAGATCTAACCTCTTCGGAGAGCGCACCTGAGCTTAATAGTTCATCTATTGAGTGAGCCATATTAATCTCTCCTATACTTCAGGTTGTTTATAAATTGTGTCACCTCTTCCTGGAGATAACGTTGTGCTCTGTCGTCGTGCTTAACAGCTGAAGCAACATCCATCAGTACATTACCCCTTCTATGATTCATAATTCTTTCATAGATTGGATCGGGATAAGCATCTGGAGCACTTGGATTGGCAACAATGTCTACGGTAATGATTTCAAAATCTTTAACATGACCGCTTTCATTTACGTTGCCACTGCCTCTGCTTGACACGCCTAGTTTGACACCGCTTTCCAATAGGGTTTTACAAATGTTTCCCATTGGAGTCGGAAGTATTTTCAGTTTGCCAATACCGTTGTTACCATCAATATCCATCTCTGTAATCATGTGTGACACACGATCAAGATTAATATTAAGGTCGTCTGGGTGATCAGCTTCACCTAAAACACTAAATCCTTTTTTAATTTTTTCATTGATTGCTTTAACTGCAGTATGAATTTCTTTAGCAGGATAAATTCTATTGTTTTGGTTACGTACATCACCTTCGATAAAGATACCTTTCATATATAGGCTTTTGCCACCGTCAGATTCTTCAATCGCTTCGGTGACAATATTAGCCTGATTATATGTTAAGTGCTCTTGTAAAGACTTATACATAACTTACTTCATTTCTCTTTTTGGTTTTGGTGCTGGCTTTGGGTCGCCTGCATCTTCTGGTCCTGTTACACCCATGTCTTTAGCTGCTGGTGCTTTTGGACTTTTTTCTTCTGAGCCTGCCATGTCAACTGCTTTACCACCCATGTCATTTTTACCTGCAACTGGTGATGCGCCGCTGTCTGTATTGTCTGGCATGCTTACGTTAACTTTTGATAGCTCTACGCCTTCTTCTAGACCGTCGAACTCTTCTTCTAGTTCTTCATCGTCTGAATCGTCGTCTGCTGCTTCGAACGCAATTTCTTCTTCCATTTCTGGTTCTTCTTCTGCTGGTTCGTCGCCCATCATGTCTGCAAATGCTGCACGTAGTTCTGCGATTGCATCTTCAACGTTTGCCATTGCTTCTTCTGCTTCTGG